ATTGCGGGCACGAAAAAATGAAACACAGGAACAGACAGCAAATGCACTGGGGATATCCACGCAGACCTACAATGCTTGGGAAAAAAGCATATCAAATGTGTCAATAAGTAAGGTAAATGCATTAGCTAAGCATTTCGGTGTAAAGCTTGGAGAAATTTTTTTAAATTAAACATGAAAAATATTCATGTAAAGTCTAGAACAACGGAGGTGAGAAGGTGACACTTTATAGAATAGAAGAAAAGAAATATCTGTTAAGAAGAATAGCAAGGATAAAACCGTATGACAGCAATAGCAAAAAGATATTGAAATCAATGTCTTTAAAGCAGCTCAGAGAAATAGTCAACATAATAACAGCAATTGATGGCTGGGATGCAAAACCGGAATGCAAGCAGTGCAAAAAGTTAAATGCTGCAATGAGGATGTACGAGGGTTTTCGATGGAGATTTCAGGAAGACAATTTTCTGCCGTGGCAGCTTGGATTTGATAAGGACACGGAAACAATTTTGGTGCCAGAAGAAATGCTTTTGCATTTTATACAGTTAGCCAATCCGGGACAGCCGGAACATCGAATACGACTTACCAACTATCCCATACAGTTAGCCAATCCGGGACAGCCGGAACATCGAATACGACTTACCAACTATCCCAGAAAGTAGATTACTTAATATCAATGAGAAAATTCAACAATGCTTTTGAACTGTTTAGAAAGCGTTGTTCCATGCAGATCACAGTCTTATCAGTGAGTGCTATCAAATATGCAGTGTTGTCGTAATAAGAACAAGTTATATAGCCTTTGCGATGCAAAGCACAGCATATAGAAAACAAATCATCAGAACCTATATCTGAAAAGTAATTTTCGTGTAAATAAGCAACATTTGGATAGCGACGTGCTTGATCGTCAGGCATGGAAGACTTGCGATCTAGGTAGTTTTTGTACAGAGAAACAATGACCTTTTTCTGAGCTTTTGTTAGGTCATCCATAAGTTAATACCTCCCTTCATAAGAACTTGGCTCTGGCGGGAGCCTGTAACTTGAGTATAAGGAGAAAACGAAGCAATGTAAATAAAAATCAAAACAATATAGGAGGATGGATATGATTTTATCAAGTAAAGGACATGTAGAGATTGAAGGAGACACAGCATTAATATGCACAGAAATGGATTGCCTTTTGGCGGCGTTTAGGAATGAATTGAAAGAAAGGCTTGGAAAGGATAAGGCGGAAGCAACCTTTGAGAAAATAGTGAAAAATTCAAAAAACACAAGTGAACTCATCAGCAAGAGCAGCAAGATGGTTAAGATCATACTCGGATTTAGTGAGGAGGGTGAGTAAGTTGGCAAAAGGAGCTGCAGGGCTGCATATTAATAGCGTCAGCTATATTACGGCATGTCCTTACATCAGTAAGGCAGACATGAAGAACATGTTCCATGTGTCTTCCAGTACTGCTACAAGACGTGTGTCCGAACTGGACGCATATGTAAAAAAGGGTAGATATGGTCCATATGCCATATTGGACGGAACAGGTGTGACCTGGATCAACCTCTTGGTATTAATAGATTACCTCAAATACAAGAAGGATCTTGATGAAGGCAAGCATGTTCCGCCGTATGACCCTTATCAGACGGCACAGGCTATAGCGTGGGGTGAGTTATCTCAGAATATGATGTGACATTAGTTGGCATAAAAGAAGCACCTTTGGACGGCAATCCGCAGGTGCAAAAAAAAGAATGTTCACTCGTATTGTAGCAAACCGGAAGGAAAATATCAATATGTATTACAACGTATGCACACTATGTGGTGCTCATCTGGATCCGGGTGAGCACTGCGATTGCAAAAAAATTAAATTGGCAAAAAATGAAGAAATAGAAAAAATGATAACAATAAATTCAGAGACCGGTCAGTATGAACTGGTAGACAGGAGGGAATAGAATATGAGCAAAATACCTGCAAATAAATGTTTGAACGATGATGATGACCATAGACGCTGCTTTGCAAGAGATGAGGCAGGGAAGTGTACATGCCTTAACAACACTACATTTACCGGCGATTGTCCGTTTTATAAGAGTATTGATAAGTTTTATTTAGACTTGGCTAAGTGTACCTTGTCTGGGGTGTAAGGGAGGAGCGGTAACATGAATGATTTCATTTATAGCACTCTTGCAGTGATGAGCACGGTGATCCTTTTATTCTGTGTCTTCTTTCATGAGGTGGCAGACTTCTGTCTGGGAAGACCGGGAAGGATATTATTTACAGCATTAGGCTTAATGCTTATGGCTCTTGCCATCCTTGGGATGGGTGCCAGGGAAAAGAGACTTGCAGTAGCAAGAGAAAAGAGGAGGAACAGGAATGAACAAGGTCATATTGATAGGCAGGCTGTGTAGGGATCCTGAGATCAGGTATTCTCAGCAGGGAGACGAACAGATGGCAGTGGCAAGGTATACCCTTGCTGTAGACAGAAGATATAAAAAAGACAATGAGCAGAGTGCGGACTTCATCAGCTGCGTAGCCTTTGGGCGTTCCGCAGAGTTCGCAGATAAGTACCTTAAGCAGGGTACGAAGATATGTGTATGCGGAAGGATACAGACAGGCAGCTATACTAACAGGGATGGCAACAAGGTGTACACAACAGACGTTGTGGTGGAAGAGCAGGAATTTGCCGAGAGCAAGAACACGGCAGGAAATGACGGCAGCAGTTCAGGGCAGCAGGCTCCTTCACCTGCTCCGGATCCAAGAGAAGCTTCCGGCTTCATGAGTATTCCAGAGGGGATAGAAGATGATCTACCCTTCAAGTAGAGGAGATGAGGATGATATGGGCAAGAACAAGGTAAGCAAGTACAGTAGCCAGAAGGTTGAGGTTGACGGCATTGTGTTCGACAGCAAGAAGGAAGCACGAAGATACAGCCAGTTGAAAGCCCTTGAAGCTTCCGGAGCAATCAGTGACTTGAAGAGACAACGGAAGTATATCCTTATTCCAACACAGAGAGCGTGGACTAATGAGATCTATGAAAGAGGACCGTATAAAGGATCATTTAAAAAAGGGAAAATCCTCGAAAATGAATGTTCATACCTTGCGGACTTTGTATACATAGACAACGACAATGGTGAACTGGTAGTTGAAGATACGAAAGGCTTTAAAACCAGAGACTATATCATAAAAAGAAAGCTTATGTTGTATACATACGGCATAAGGATAAGAGAGGTGTAAGCTATGGCAGAAAAAAGAATGTTCTCGTTACAGGTTATAGGCTGTGATGATTTTAAGGAAATGCCCTTATCTGCCCAGGCATTGTATTTTCATCTGGGCATGAACGCAGATGATGAGGGCTTCCTTAACAATGCTAAGAGCGTGAAGAGGTCTATTCTTGCGTCTGATGATGACATGAAACTGTTGATTGCCAAGGGCTTCATCATACAATTTGAGTCAGGAGTGGTTGCAATTCGTCACTGGAAAGTTAATAACCAGATACAGACAAGCAGGATCAAGCCGTCACAGTGTATTGAAGAAAAGAGACTGCTTGAGGTGAAAGAGGATAAGACGTATGATTTCAGCTCCGGGCTTAATTCTGATGATGATACATGCATTGATGATACTTCCGCAGGGCAGCAGGATACGGATATATCCAGCCATGACACAAAGTGTGATAGTTCTGATAACATTTGTCAGCAGAATGATAACACTTGCTGTCAAAATGTCAGCAAGTGTGAACAAAATGAAAGCAAATGTTGGAATAGTATAGATAAGATTAGATTAGATAAGGATAGTATAGATAAGTGTAGTATAGATAATATAGCCGCTTCTTCCGGCAAGAGTGCCGGCAGCAGAGCGGCAAAGGCTCCCAAGAAGAAGTATGGGGAGTATAAGCATGTACTCTTAACTGCTGCCGAATACGAGAAGCTTACTGCCGACTATGGCGAGGAAATCAGGGACAAGGCAATAAAATACCTGGATGAATACATAGCGGAGAAAGCATATAAATCTAAATCGCATTATCTTGCAATCAAAAGATGGGTGATTGATGCAGTAACTAACCAGGAAGCAAGGCAGTACCGATCAGGCAACAATGGTACTGCGTATGATCCAGGCAGGAACCGGGTGGCTGAGCAGCTTGACCGCTCATATGAAATGATGGCGAACTGGGCTTCATCAGGGTAACGAGGATACAGCAGGTAAATTGGTTAATGATTGCAAGGAGGACAGGCAATGGAGTTAAAGAGAGGCATGAACACAAGAGAAATGCAGCTAGGCAGCAGGAGAAAGAAGCTGCATGACATAGCAGGTTATTATGGATCCACAGCGCAGAGCAGACAGTGCATAGAGGAATGTGCGGAGCTCATACAGGCCATTAACAAATGGGACAGAGCACAGAGCTCAGGAGACCCGGAGAAAGTAAAAAAAGCTGTGGGCAGTATAGTTGAGGAGATTGCAGACGTTAGGATCATGCTTGACCAGTTGATCTATCTCTATGGCTGCGGTGAAGAAGTTGACAAGATGATGGACGGTAAGATCAACCGCCAGATAGTCAGGATTGGCATGGAGATTGGCATGGGAATAGCAAGGGATATGGGAGACAACAATGGATAAAGATTTCAAGTTTAATCATGAAAAATACTATGATCCAACAGCATACAAGGCACTCAGCAATGTGCAGAAAGGTGAAATGATGAATTTAAATGACAATAGGACAGGCGAGATATGGGATGTAAGTAACAAGAACGGAATGGATTACAAAGCACTGGTTATTGCTGATAATGGTCAGGTGGTTACATGCATCAAGTTAGTTGATGAAGAGACAAACAACTGTGATTTTAGCGTCATATGCCAGGGTAAGAAGTATGGAAGTAGCAGGATGATACAGTATACATTTACACAGTTTTGTGAGACATTCCTGAGGAAGTTAAAGGATGAGGAGTTCCGGGACATTATGGACAAGGTTGCAGGATCACTTGGAATTGAATCCAAGTGTGAATTGAAGGGTACTGTTGAGGAATTCATCCCTTTGCCTGAACCTGATAAATTTACAGAAATGGAACTGGAAAAAACAAAGATACAACTTGAAGTATATAAGGGGTTGTATAACGATTTAATCAAGAAAGTTATGAGGTAGTTGATATGGGAAATAATGGAAATACAGGGATTAGGGTTTGCGAAGGCAGAAAAATTCCCAAAATCATAGTAGATAAGATACAGCAGAGGAATGTCTAGTACATACTGCGAAGCAGAGGAACTTGTGGAAGAAGAATTTGCTGATTTAGTAATAGGTGAGGTGTGACATGAATAGAGAAGAATTTGCCACATGGACAATGGCACTTAAGACATACTACCCCAAAGAGAACCTGTTGCCGAACAACCAGGCTATGGAGCTGTGGTATAAGCAGCTACAGGATATTCCGTATGATGTTGCTGAAGCGGCATTAAATAAATGGGTGGCGACAAACAAATGGTCGCCAAGCATAGCAGATATTCGTGAAGCATATGTATCCGTGGCAGCAGGTGACTACCCCCTTGCAGGGGAGGAGTGGGATAAGGTAATGCAGGCTATATGCAAGTATGGATCATACAACCCGGTAGAAGCCTTAGCAAGTCTTAATCCCATCACAGCCAACACAGTTAGACAGATAGGCGGCTTCCGGCAACTATGCTTTTCCGAGAACATAGTTGCAGACCGGGCGAACTTCTATAGAGTGTATGACAGGAATGTGGAACGAGCACGGCAGCAGGCGCTAATATCGCCGCAATTAAAAATCACGATAGCCGGTATAGCTCAGAGGCAGCAGGCTATGATTGATAAAAATAACTAAGAAAAGAGGTAAGGATATATGAAAAAGAAGATATTAACAATCGGAATGACAGTAGCAATGGCTGCAGTACTTATGGCAGGATGTACTGAGTCTGCCAAAGTTACATACAACATGAAGCAGGAAGCAGAAAACTTCAACATTCTCCGGAGGTTTGCAGTAATCAACACGAGAACAGACAAGGTTGAATTTGAGCTGATTGGTGCCTTTAGTCGTGAGGACGCTACTAGCAGCCAGGTAACATTAGTTGTTGAGATGGAAGATGGCACATACAAGAGGCATATCATTGGTCTCAACGAAGACACCATGTATGTCATAGAAGATCTCGGAGGGGCTGAGGTCAACAAATACAAATATGAAGTGAACTATATTCCGGAGTCTATTATTCCGTTTACGATCACTGACAAAAAGTAAAGATAACAATAAATGAAAGGAGCCGAACCTCCGGCCGGGGTGACGATATATCGGGTTCCTGAATTAGAAAAATGAATATTGAAAATGATGATCTGATTGTTCGAGTATTTGGTGAAGACGGAGAACTGGACAATCCGAATGAAGAATTAAACGCATGGAAAAAACGTAAAAGTGAAGCAAGAAACAGAATGGTACGGCTTCAAAATCTGCCCTATGAAGCAAAGGTAAACCGGAGCAGAATTAGGGCAAATGAATTTTATGAGCAAATGCTTACAAGGTATAAGAAGGCACATGTAAGTGTTGGTGGTTTAGATAGCATTACTTTACATGTATTTCTGAAATCCATAGGCATTAATGTCCCTGCGATATCAGTGTCTTCGCTAGAAGATAAAAGCGTACAGAGGGTACATAAGGCTTTAGGCGTCACTATACTGACACCGTCAAAGACAAAAGTTGAAGTATTAAACGAGTGCGGATTTCCAGTAATCAGCAAGAGAATTGCAGGAAAGATTGAGTTGCTACAAAATCCAACAGATAGAAACACTACGGTAAGACATGCAATCATCACCGGCGAATGTGGTGAGCAAGGACATTTTCAAAAAGACAGCCGAATGAAGCTGCCACAAAAGTGGCTTAACATATTCGGAGGTTATGAAAATGAAAGAGAAGGGGTAATGTACTATAAACCAAACTTCAAAGTGTCAAACAGGTGTTGCTATTGGCTAAAAGAGAAGCCATGTGATGATTGGGCGAAAGAACATTCAAGCTATCCGTTTCTTGGTTTGATGGCGTCAGAAGGTGGGCAGAGAGAGGAAGCTCTGACAGACCACGGCTGCAACTACTATGGCAAGACAACTATGAGATCGGCTCCGTTTGCTCCATACTTAAGGAATGACATCCTTAGGCTGGCTAGGGATATGGATGAGTGGTATCACGCACACACAGATGTATTTGCTAAGCTATACTATGAACAGCCATATAGCAAGGACAAGGATGGCAACATAATACCTTATGAACCTGTTGAGACAATCATACCGGCTATATATGGACAAATACAGGATGATGGACACGGCAATCTCAGAACGACAGGAGCACAGCGTACAGGTTGCAGCATGTGTGGCTTTGGAATCCATATGGAAGAACGACCACACAGGTTTGATAGACTCAGAGAGAGGAATCCAAAGGAATGGGAGTTCTACATGTATCGATGCTGCACGGATCCAGAGACTGGAGAGAAATTCGGCTGGGGAAGAGTCCTAGATTATATCGGAGTGCCATGGGAAGATGTACCGGCGGTACAGCTGAGTATATATGATTACCCGGAGGTGCTGCCATGATACACGGAGAATTGATAGTTGACAACTTCGCTGGCGGTGGCGGTGCTTCCACCGGCATAGAAATGGCTACCGGGTACAGTGTTGATATTGCTATCAATCATGACCCGGAGGCTATAAGAATGCACCAAGCCAATCATCCAACTACTAAGCACTACTGCGAAAATGTATGGGCGGTTGATCCTGTGGAAGCCTGTGAGGGACATCCGGTAGCTCTTGCCTGGTTCTCTCCTGACTGCAAACACTTTAGCAAGGCCAAGGGTGGCAAGCCCAAGGACAAGAACATCAGAGGGCTTGCATGGGTAGCCTGCAGATGGGCAGCACTTGTAAGACCCAGGGTAATCATGCTGGAGAACGTGGAAGAGTTCAAGACTTGGGGACCACTTAACAGGGGGAATCATCCAATCAAGAGCAAGCAAGGTGACACATTCAGGCGGTTTGTATATCAGCTTAATGACTTAGGATACAACGTACAGTACAGGGAGCTTGTGGCAGCAGACTACGGTGCCCCAACTACAAGGAAGAGGTTCTTCTTAATAGCCAGGTGTGATGGAGGGGATATCATATGGCCGAAGCCTACACACGCTCCCATGGACAGCGAAGAAGTTAAGGCTGGATTGCTTAAGCCTTATGTAGGAGCATATACACAGCTTGATTTCAGCCTACCATGTCCGAGTATCTTTGATACATCAGAGCAGATCAAAGAGAAGTATGGTATCAGAGCGGTAAGGCCGCTTGCATCGAAAACTATGCAGAGGATTGCACGAGGCTTGAAGAAATTTGTATTAGACAACCCTGAGCCGTTCATAGTACCTATTGTCTACGGTGAACGAATAGGACAAGCTCCAAGAGTTCACGACATTAAGAAACCACTACCGACAATAGATCACAACCGGTTGGTTACGGCTACGCTCATCCAGTATCATTCAGAGACTGCCTCCGGCGGAGTACGAGGACAGACCATAGAAGCCCCTATCATGACAGTGGATGGGTCGAACAGATACGGACTTGTCACATCATTCCTTAGCAAGTTTTATAAGACCTGCACAGGTCAGGATGAAAGAGAGCCATTACATACAGTGACTACATCAGCCGGGCACTTCGGAGAGGTTAGAGCGTTTCTGATCAAATACTATGGCGAAGGTACTGGCCAGGACATTGAACAGCCACTTGACACAGTGACATCAAGAGACCGGTTCGGACTTGTGACCATCAAAGGCGAACAGTATCAGATAGTGGATATTGGACTTAGGATGTTGGAGCCGAGAGAACTGTATGGGTGCCAAGGCTTCCCAGATGATTACATCATAGATCATGACAGCACAGGTAAGACATATTCAAGAAGTGAACAGGTTAAGAGATGTGGGAATGCAGTTTGTCCACCTATACCGGCGGCGATGGTGAGGTCGAATCTTCCAGAGCTTTGTGTAAGAAAAAGGATGCCAAACATGAGGATAGGCGAAGAAGAAAATGGACAGTTGTGTTTTGTGTAACGGGTTTGAGGGGATTTGAACCCCTCGGTGCCCAAATTTTGCGTTGATGATAATGAAATAACGATGAATTTTAGTGATATTTATGAATGGCTTCAATCAGAAGCGGAATAGGAGAGAACATGGAAGACAGATATTTATTCAAGGCAAAGAGAGCTGATAATGGAGAATGGGTTATCGGATTTCACGCATACATACATAAAAAACATTATATTTACACCGGGCAACTAATACACGGCGGATTGTATGATGTTGCTGAAAGATTTGAAGTAGACCCATCCACCATCTGCCAATGCACAGGTTTGAGAGACGAGCACGGCAAGCTGATTTGGGAAAATGATATTGTAAAAGATTTCTTCAGTGATGCGTGCGCACCAATTAGATATGGCAGTTATCAAAACTGTTTTGATAACTCAAAAGCAGAGCATATCGGATTTTATGTAGATTGGTCAGGAAAGTATACTAAAAATTACAGAAAAGATTTTGGTTATTGGATTCATATGGTTGATACAGAAGTTATCGGCAATGTATTTGACGATCCAGAGTTATTAGGGAGGAACGACGAATGAGTGTAAAACCAATATTGTTTAATACAGAGATGGTTCGGGCGATTCTGGACGGACGAAAGACTTGCACCCGACGTGTGATAAAGCCACAGCCTTATGGAAAGTGTACATACCCACTTGGTTTTGTTACCGACAGTACAGAAAAGAAAGAGGTAGGATGCTTTGGATTTGGCATTGATGAATACGGCGGTTCTATTCAGTATGCGAAGCCATCGTATCAGCCGGGAGATATCCTGTACGTTCGGGAAACATGGGAGCGTTTTGAATGTTGGAACTGTGATGGAGACGAAAGAGGAAATTGCCCCAAAGAACCAAAGAAAGGCGTTTTGGATAAAACTTGTGGTTGCTACATGTATCGGGCAACAGATGAAATACGCGGAGACGCGAAGTGGCACCCATCCATCCATATGCCAAAAGAAGCCACACGTATCTGGCTTAAGGTTACAGATGTAAGAGTGGAGCGGTTGCAGGAAATAACAGAAGTACAGTCACAAGCGGAAGGCATAAGAGGATACTCTAAGGACGGAAATCTTTATAAGTATGCTGTTACTGATGATTGGTGGATTGATTTTCACAATAAACATAGAAAATCGTTTTTGGGTACTTGGTGGCAGGATATGCCTAGAACTGCAAAAGATGCGTTTTCATATCTTTGGAACTCCACCATCAAACCATCCGACTTTGACCGCTACGGATGGGGTGCAAATCCGTGGGTATGGGTAATAGAATTTGAACGGTGCGAAAGAAGAGACAGGCATTGAATTCTCAATCAGAGAAAACAAATAAGGAGATGTGGTCGGTGAAAGCAAAAGAATATTTAAGACAGGTGGAACTCCTGAACATAGGAATACAGCAAAAGAAGAGCTATGCATAGGAAAGAGAACGCCCAACATGCGGATAGGGGAAGAAGCTGATGGGCAGCTATGCTTTGTATAATTAATAAATGGAGGGTGATATAAGTAATGACAGATGAACATGTTAAAGCAGTGGTGAAAGAGACCATAGACGCATTGCTTGGAGAGTCAATGATCAAATATAGTGACCTGATCATATATGAGCAGATATCAGATAGGCTACGAGAATATTACAAGACAGGTGATGATCCGGTGCTTGAACGTGCGTTAGAAAAGCTTAAGAACCACCCACATATTAATTTGCTTGATGATTACTACCGGGACAATCTGACACTGGAGCATATAGCAGAGATCTACGGAGTGGAAGTAAGGACTGTAAGCCGGTGGAAGAAAAATCTGTGTATTAAGATCTACAAAACAATGGGGACGACCTGAATGGCCGTCTCTTTTTTATGCCCGAAAATGTCTATAGACAGTCATTCTAATATCATAAACATAGCCTTATCATTGATGTATGACGTATCGGAAAGAAAGGAGTGGAGGTATGGATAACATTACAGAATATATCAAGCCGGAACTGCTTATATTGGTTCCTGTCCTGATCGTGATTGGATTATTCCTTAAAGAGACAGAGAAGGTCAACGACAAGTATATTCCGGCAATCTTAGGAGCTGCAGGAGTGGTGCTGAGTGCACTGTATGTGTCAGCGGTTTCCGGAATAAGCCTTATGGGTATATTCACAGCAATAACACAGGGAGTTCTTGTGGCAGGGGCAGCAGTATATGTAGATCAGATTGCTAAGCAGGCAAAGAAGTAGGTGATTAGCTCATGTTAGAGTCAATAATAGTAGGGCTGTTAAGTCTGCTTGGAACCTGCATAGGCTCACTGGGTGGAATGAAACTCATGGGCTATCGTATAGAGCAGCTTGAAAAGAAGGTTGATAAACACAACCACTTTGCGGAGCGTATGCCGGTGGTAGAGGAACAGATTAAGGTACTCAACCATAGAGTGGAAGATTTAGAAAGGAGTGAAGGCAGTGGACATTAAGCAGTGTTTTTTAACAAATAATGATTGCTATAAGGCAGCAGGAAAGATCACACCAAAGGGTATAATCGTACATTCAACCGGGTGCAACAATCCTAACCTTAGAAGATATGTACAGCCGGATGATGGAATACTGGGAAAGAACCCAAACGGAAACGACTGGAACAGAGCAATGGCCAAGGGTGATCGCAAATGTGTACATGCTTTCATTGGAAAGGATAAAAACGGCACAGTAAGGGTATATCAGACTCTTCCTTGGAACTATAAGTGCTGGGGTTGTGGATCAGGCTCTAAGGGTTCATACAACGGTTCTTATATCCAGATTGAGATCTGCGAGGACGCTCTTAACGATAGTGCATACTTCACTGCGGCGTTCAAGATGGCAGCAGATCTGTGTAGGTATCTGATGGCTAAGTACAACATTCCGGTTGAGAATGTGATCAGTCACAAGGAGGCAGCAGCTAGAGGATATGCAAGTAGCCACGTAGATCCTGAACACTGGCTTGCTAAATTCGGTAAAGACATGAAGTGGTTCAGAAGTCAGCTCACTGTTAAGGTCATCAACGAAGAGGCAACCGGTATGCTCAAGCCGACAACAAAGCATGAACCGCTTGATAAGTTGAGCCAGCCGTATAAGGTCCGTATCACAGCAACAGCGTTGTACATACGTTCTGGACCTGGTACAGGCTATAAGGATGTTGGGCTTCTTACTGATGATAAGGCAAAGATAAAAAAGAACCCATCTTATTTTTTCCCCAAAAGTGTATACACCATTTCAGAAACAAAGAACGGATGGGGCAGATTAAAGAGTGGAGTTGGCTGGATATACCTCGATTATACCGAGAAGGTATAAAGGGGTGATTGTTTGGATGAACCAAAACTCAAACCACAGCTAAAATTAATGGCAACTTACTATAGGGGAGAATGTGCCGGAAATGCTGAAAAATCAGCGGTTAAGGCAGGTTATTCCCCGAAATATGCCAGAGGCAATGCATACAAATTAGTGGCAAGAAAAGATGTGCAGGAATATATGGCATATTTGGATTATTTACAAAATACTAATCCTGCCAATCCTGCACTTCACATAGCGTCAGTTAATGAGATACAGGCTTTCTGGACAAATGTCATGAAAAGCCCTGAGTGGGAGATGAAAGACCGACTGAGGGCAGCAGAGAGCCTGGCTAAGAGCAGGGGAGCATTTAATAATGATTGGTAAGACATTATCCGATTTTTATAGGTCAAAAGAATGGGAGAAGCTGCTTAAGGTATTGAAGGTTGAAAGACTGGATGAACATAAGCAACTCATATGTGCATACTGCGGCAGACCTATCACCAGAAAGTATGATTGTATCGGACACCATCAGGTTCCGCTTACTGAGGACAACTACATTGACGCAGACGTATCACTTAATCCTGACAATATCGTATTCGTACATCATAAATGCCATAACCTAATTCATGATAAATTGGCTCGTGGAAGACAGTCTGTGTACATAGTATACGGCTCACCCATGAGCGGTAAGTCCTCCTATGTTAATGGTGTTAAGTCACCCGGTGACTTGATAGTAAGCATGGATAGCATTTGGAACTGTGTATCCGGATGTGTTCCATATATCAAGCCGCCGAGGCTTAATGCTGTTGCCTTTGGGATGAGAGACTACTTGCTTGAATGTGTCAAGTATAGAAGAGGCAGGTGGCAGAGTGCATATATCATAGGTGGATATCCGTTGATATCAGAGCGTGAGCGGCTTGCTCGTGAGCTTGGTGCAGAGCTGGTGTTCATCGACACGGCAAAGGAAGAGTGCATAGACAGGCTTATGAATATATCCGATGGCAGGAATGTAGATGAATGGAAGAGATACATTGATGATTGGTGGGAAAGGTACACCCCCCTCTAAGAGGGATTTTTAAGCCTTACGGGGGACTGTTGGGTGGGCATAATTCTCACAGCAACCAAAAAAATGAGATTTTTGGAATTGAGAAGGAGAAAGAATGGCAACGTATGGTTTTGACGGCGAAAAAAACAAAATTCCTGTAATGCCGGCGAATGATACCGGCTGGGTAAAGGCAACAACCTCAGACTCACTTATCACAACTAACAATATATACAGCAGGCTGCTTAGTGGAGTGCTGTATGTGGTTGGGGCAGTGGCAATAGACACTGGATCTACCGTAGGTGAGCTCAGTGCAAATCTTACATTGGCTCATACTAATTCATTTAACAAGATGGGCAGTGTTGAACAGCCGATTGCTGTCCGAAATAACGGACTTGGAACAGTACATGAGACCGACCTCGGAGTGGCGGAGCTTAAGGGAAATGTTATGAAGCTTAGCTTCTCGGTGCAAAATGCACAGAAATACATTGCTTACATCAATATGGCGATACCGCAGTAAGAGGTGGCGTATGGATAGACGAACACAGCTAAAAAAGATAATAAAGAACAACAACGAACTTGTGGATAGATTGATAGATGAGGTCATGTTCATGGAAAGCCAGCTTGAGAAGTATAGAAATCTACCACAGATAAGAGTTGATCCTAACAATCCTGAGCGACAGAAAGCTACTCCGGCGGCGAAGCTGTACAAAGAAACACTGCAGCAATATACAAATGCTATTAAGGTGCTGGCACATTGTACAGGGCAGGACGCAGACAGTGATGAGAGCCCTCTCAGGATATGGGCTAAAAAATATACCCAGGCTCTTAAGTAATGTGGAGGTGAGTACATGCTGATACAGAACAGGGTTATATGGACCCCAGACAATAGCCACCTTCTCAGGTACAAGGAACTCTGTGAGGACGGCACATACATTATCGGCGAGGATTTAAAGACGCAGCTTAATAACCTGCGTGAAGACATGCAGACCGGTGAATATCTGTACAACACAGACGCTGCCAATCTGCGGATGAACTTTATGGAAAATTGCCTGAGGCTCACAAAAAGTCCTTTTTATAACCAGCCAATGGTCCTTATGGACTGGCAGAAGGCTTTTATCGAAGCTTCATACAGCTTCAAGATGGTCGATACAGGCTTTGACCGCTTCAAGCGTATTTTGTTAGAGATCGCTCGTAAAAATACAAAGAGCGAAACATGCTCAGCTCTTGGCATGTCAGAGTTGATTGTTGGAAACCCCGGAGCGGATATCGTATGTAGCTCTAATGATGACAACCAAGCGTCAATCACATATGACGCTATAGATGTCATGAGATTGCTGATAGATCCTGAAAGTGTGGATACCCACAGAAATCAGAGATTTTTAAGCAACAAAAATAATGGATCTAAGATATTTAAGCTATCGGACAGAACCAGGAACAAGGAAGGCAGAAACATTGACTTCGCTATCGTGGACGAGGTTCACGAAATGAAAACGAATGTCATTGTTAAATCAATAGAGCAGTCCCAGTCCTTAAAAGATAATCCCAAACTGTACCTTATCACTACAGAAGGGTTTGTTGTTGATGGATTTCTTGACGAGGAACTTAAGAAAGCTCACAGGGCGATCTACCGGGAGGATGACTCACTTGCTTCAAAGAGAAGGCTTGACTGGTTATATACACAGGACTCTGAAACAGAGGTGTGGACTAACAGAAAATCGTGGATGAAATCCAATCCGACCCTTGGAATGGTGAAGAAGTGGGATTATCTCGATGAGCAGATAGAGCTTGCCAAGCAATCCAAGGCAGACAGGATTTTTGTAATGTCGAAAGATTTTAACATCAAGCAGAATGGAGTCCAGAGCTGGCTTGATCTTGAGGATTACACATATCCGGCAACTTATGACATTGAGGAGTTCAGAGGCAGTATATGCCTTGGAATGGTAGATCTGGCAGAAACAACAGACCTGTGCTGTGCCAAGGTGCTGTTCATGAAGCCTGGAGAACCTATCAAGTACATACACACGCAGTATTTTGTGCCTAGATCAAAACTGGATGTTGATAAGGATGACCACAAGGCAGGAGCACACTACAAAGAATGGGTAGACGCAGGTTATATCACAGTCTGCCCGGACAATGAGATAGATCTGGCAGTGGTAGCCGACTGGTTTTACAAGCTGTTTTTGGACTATGGTATCAGGCTCATATATTGCGGATATGATCAGAGGTTTTCAAAGGACTGGATCAACAGGATGAATGAATATGGTTGGACAAGAGAGGGCAAGGAGCTTGAGATGGTGCTGCAGAACGCAGACACGCTCAACAATGCCATCAGACTTGTTGAAGCTGATCTAAAAAGCCAGTTGATCAATTACAACGAAAATCCCGTGGACAGATGGAACTTTAAAAATGCCTGTCTGCAGGTGAATGACAAGCGGCAGGCGTTGTGTATTAAGACTACAAATGAAAATAAGATAGATGGCTCTGTAACCCTGATAGGTCTATATGAGATGTATCGGCGGCACAAGAGCGAGCTTACAGAAATGGTAAATAGAATGAGGGCAACTAAGAAAGGGGACTAAGATGGGTTGGTTTAGCGGCTTCCTGAAAAAACGAAGAACAAACAATCTGCTTGCAGAAATGATGAATGGTTATACACCGATATTCAGTCAGTTTGGGCAGGATATATATGCCAGTGATGTGGTGCAGCAGGCGGTTAGTTGTATTGTCCAGGAGTGTCAGAAGCTTCGCCCCAAACATGTAAGGGTCGAAGGTTCTGATATAATTCCTGTAAATGATGATCTGCAACAGCTCTTGAAAGAACCCAATAGGCTTATGACTACAACAGATTTTATCGAAAAGGTAGTATGGCTTCTCATGCTTAACTACAATAGCTGGATAATCCCCACATATGCCGTGTGGCGAGATGATAAGGGGAGGGAGAAGAAACGCTACACAGGTCTATTCCCTGTCATGCCTACAAGCGTAGAGTGGCAGCAGGATGGCAACAATGATCTGTATGTCAAGCTTGGTTTTCTTAACGGATATGAGACAGTTCTTCCGTACAGCGATGTGATACATATAAGGTACAGATACAGCGTCAATGAGCTTATGGGCGGCAATGAATTTGGACAGCCTGACAACTCATCCTTGCTTAAGACATTGCAGATCAACGATGACCTGCTTGAAGGCGTAAGAAAGGCTGCAAAGAAAAGCCTTGCAGTTACCGGCGTGGTCAAATTCAACACATACATGGATGATGGCAAGACTGAGACGGCCATGAGGGACTTGGAGAAGAAGCTCAATCAGAACATGAGCGGGTTTCTCCCACTTGATCTTAAGAGTGAATATATCCCTATCAATCCAAATATCAAATTTGTTGACGCCGAAACTCTTAAATTCATAGATGAAAAAATACTTCGTAACTTTGGAGTTCCATTGCCGATATTAATAGGTGATTATACAAAGGCTCAATATGAAGCTTTTTTCCAAAAGACGATAGAACCTCTTGTATTGCGTATGAATGATGCTTTTACAAAGACACTGTTCACGGATAATCAGAAGACCAGAGGAAATGCGGTAAGGTTCTATACCAAACACCTTGAATTTATGACGACGGATCAGGTCATTGAAATGTTAAGGCTTTTAGGTGACGCAGGTGATCTGTACGAGAACGAGAAGAGAACGGCGGTAGGATATGAACCTCTGCCGGAGCTTGTGGGAGTAAGAATGCAGTCACTCAACTATGTTGACACCAATAAGGCATGGCTGTATCAGAATAGAAAGATTGGAGGACAGGATGGGAAACAAAAATAATGAAAACCGCGTAGTGACACGTTTCTATAAATTTGATGTCCGGGCAGGTAATGATGATGTACATGGTCACTTTCTTGATGGAAGACCGATCGTGTATAGCTCACCGACTGACATTGGTGGATACTTCCAGGAGGTGATTGAACCGGGGGCACTTGATGACACCAATCTAAGGGATGTAAGGTTTCTGGTAAATCATGATACACACATGATACCTCTGGCAAGATCAAGGCGGAACAATAAAAATTCGACCATGCAGCTTACTCCGGATGATAAGGGCATGAAGATAAGGGCAAACGTGGATGTTGAGAACAACAGTGACGCCCGCAACTTGTATTCGGCGGTAAGCCGTGGGGATATAGATGGAATGTCATTTATGTTCTCAGTGTCTGACGAAGAATGGGAGAACTTGGATAGTGACTATCCAACTCGACATATAAAAAAGATTGGGGAGGTGGATGAGGTATCCGCCGTAACATTCCCAGCATATGAGGCAACTGATATCTCCGTTAGAGCGAAAGAAACGCTGGACAGCGTTAAAAGCACACTGGATAGTGTGAGAAGCCGATCAGAGGACTCTGATAATAATGGTGATCTGGAGCTTGAGAAGTTGAAAGCTCATTACTTATTTGGTGATGAGTAATATGTTATCGTTGCAGTTCGTGCAACAGAAAGAGAGGAAAGATGAAGTTTAAGCAGTATTTACAGAATTTGATTAATGCAAAGAATAAGAGAGCTGCAGAGCTTAGAAGGCTCATTAAGGAAGCTGCTACAGCGGACGAGGTTAGATCTCTTGGAGACACCCTCCAGGCGGTGCTTGATGAACTCCAGGAAGCACAGGATCAGCTTGACCAGCTTGATGACGAGGGCGGAAGCGGAGATGGAAATGGCAGTGATCCGGAAGGGGATGACACATCAGCCAGATCACAGATACCTGCTAACGCTGAGTTTAGAGGCGGCACACCTATTGCGTCATACAGCTCAGTGGCAACAGTAGCACAGAGATCTAATAAGAATGTAGATCGCCACGATACTCCGGAATATAGATCAGCGTTCATGGAGTATGTATGCCGTGGTGTGGAAATCCCTGCAGAACTTAGAACTGACGCTGTTACTGGCACAACTGACGCCAGTGCCGTAATCCCAACAACCCTTATGCATGAGATCGTGCAGAAGATGGACACATACGGCAACATATATAAGGCTGTCCGTAAGCTTAATGTTCAGGGAGGTATTACTATCCCGATATTATCAATTAAGCCGGAAGCAACATGGGTAGGTGAAGGCAAGTCGGAGTCTCAGAAGATTTCTGCTCAGGATACAGTTACCTTCTCATACTTTGGAGTTGAATGTAAGATTGCTCAGACATTGCTTGCAAATGCGGTTACAATCAGTGAGTTCCAGGATCTGTTCGTGCCTCTTGCAACAGAGGCGATCATTAAGGCTGTGGAAAAAGCAATAATGAAGGGCAGTGGCACAAAGCAGCCACTGGGTATCCTTAATGACCCTAGGATCCCTAAGGCTAACATCATAACCATCACACCTACTGAATTTGCCTCATGGGATGGATGGCATAAGAAGGTTAAGGCCAAGATGAAGAAGGCATACCGCAACGGATCATTTATCATGAACCAGTCAACCTTTGACGGGCACATTGATGGAATGGTTGATAAGAATGGTCAGCCTATCGGAAGGACAAACTATGGTATCAACGGCGAGGAGACATACAGGTTCTTAGGCAAGACTGTAGAAACTGTAGAGGATGATCTTATCGCTTCATGGGACGACGCTGCAGAGGGCGATGTAGTTGCTGCGTTTGTAAATCTTACGGATTATGTAGTAAACACTAATAAACAGATGACAACTGTTAAGTGGGTAGATAACGACACTAACGAAGTCAAGAACAAATGTATCATGATCTGCGATGGTAAGCTTGTTGACCCTAATGGAGTTCTTATCATTAAGAAGGGTAAGGATACAGCATCAGAGGCTTCTGCCAGCAGCGGACAGTAAGGAGCGGTAAAAAATGACCAGAGACGATCAGCTTAAGGCTATAAAACAGTCAATGAATATAACAGGAGAATACCTTGACGGACCTCTTGGGGCAAAGCTTGATGATGTCAGGCAAAGGCTGATCGGCTTTGGCGTTCCTGAGAGCGTTGTTGATAGCGATACGGCCATAGGAGTGATATGTACATGTGTTGATGACTTGTACAACTACAAGAAGCTCAGCGATTATGCCCATATGTGTATCGCCAATCTTATATATGAAAAGGAGGATGTCGAGTGAAGATGTTCACCCCTTCCCTTCCGTTCAACGTACATGCAGAGCTGATGGTGGCAAGTATTGAAAATGTCAAGGGAATAAATAAGAAGACATATGCCAAGAAAGATGATATCTACATAAGCTTCAAGACATTCGGTGGAACTGAAACAACCTCAAACGGACAGGTTGTGGTTGAGAATACAGGCGTAGTCCAGACGTGGTACAGAGCGGATATCAAGGCTGATTGTAGGCTTGTGATAAACGGACTGGATTATGAGATACTTGGCACGCCTGAGAACATCAACATGAGCAACCAGTACCTGCAGATGAAGGTGAGAGCAGTCAAGGGTGGTGCTTAATGGGCAAGAATAAGATAGGACTCCAGATTGACATGGAGAATATGGTATCAAGCCTTGAGGCAGCAGAGGCAGATGTCAAGGACGCAATCACCAATGTTCTTAAAGCCAGTAAGAGGGTAGTTACCGATACTCTCGTTAAGGATACTGTCAAGGCTAACTTCCCTGCTAAAGGTAAATACTCAACAGGCAGATTAGCGAAGAGCATAGACACCAACTACAATGTCGAATGGAAAGGGCCTGTGGCAGAGATCAAAGTCGGCTATGACTTTAAGAAAGACGGCTTAGTAAGTGTATTTTTAATGTACGGCACGCCAAGGCATGCCAAGTCGCAGAAGATATATAATGACTTCTACGGAGCACGAATTAAGAAGCAGCTTGCTCAAATACAGCAGGAAGCACTAAACAAAATATTAGAAAGGATGTGAGAGGATATGGAAGATAAACTTATTGAGGTGCTGTCAAGCTTCGGATACCCGGTCGCAAGGCAGGGATCCATGACAGAAGATGAGGCCTATCCACCCACATTCTTTACGATTTGGAACAATCAGGAAACTGAGGAAAAAGCTTATGACAATGTGACAAAAGCAGTGCTTTACGATTATGACGTCAACGTGTATTCATCAGATCCGGAAAGGGCGTATGAGCTCTTGAGGGAAGCCAGAAAGGCTTTACATGACAATGGATTTAGAACCCCGGACAGGGGGCATGACGTGATGAGCGATGAGACTACTCACATTGGCAGAGGAATGAATGTAACTATTGTTGTACACTAATAGATTAACGGAGGTAAGTATGGATAAAACAAAATGTATAGAGTATAGAGGTGTTCGTGACGTTGTATGTGCTGAGGTAATCACAGATACAGCGGAGAAGTTTGAGGTAGGCACCCCTTTCTCAATGATATGGGCAAGTGAGATTTCAAAGGATACTACGACTTCGACAGACACCCATTACTACGATAATATGCCGGCTATTGTCATTACTTCTACCGGCTCTGATACTATAACCATATCAGGATCAGCATTGGCAGATGATGTATACGCTAAGATCACCGGTCAGTATTACGATGAAAAAACAGGCATGCTTGTTGAAGGCAAGCGAAAGGATAAGAACTATGCCATAGGCTATATCACAGAGGATACAAGCGGTGAGGAGAGATATGTCTGGAGGCTTAAGGGAAGCTTTGGTATTCCATCTGCAACTCATAAGACTAAGGATGATGGAACAGAAGCCAATGGACAGGAGGTAACATACACCGGAGTAAGCACTATCCATAAATTTGAGAAGACCGGAGAGAACGCCAAGGCGGTACAGATACCGGCTAGTAAATTCACACCGGGCGAGGCTAAGTTCTTTGAGACTGTGCAGACACCTGATACGATTGCAACGGCTTTAGCGGCACTTGCTACCCAGTAGGCTGACAAGGCAGTAAGCAAGTAAGGATTGCTGTCTGTAGTAGTACGAAAAAATGAGGGAGATCACACACTCCCTCATTATTTGTAAGGAGATAAATTATGGAGCTCAAATTAAACATATATAACGGCAAGGTCATTGAAAAGACCTACATAACTGACACATATGACCTGATGTACGGAACCATCGAGGATGTCTTAAATGTGATTGACCTGGACAAGATTGATAAGTCTGTAGAACTTGGCAAGATGATCATAAGGCTGCTTCCACTTATCAAGCCATTCCTTAAGGATGTATTTGATGGTCTTACGGATGAGGAACTCAGGCACACGAAGGTAAAAGAAGTTAAGCAGATCTTTGAAAAGATATTCGGCTATGGATTTGACCTGCTTATAGGGGTTGAGGATGACTCAAAAAACTAGAGCCGGGAGACGAACAGCTCCCCTTATATGATGTACTGTTCGAAAGCACTGTTAATCTGTGCAGGTGCTTTGGAGGATTGGATCCCCTTTCTATCAGAGAGAAGAAAGCCAGGGAAGTATTCCTTCTTATAAAGAGATTTAACAAATACAACAAGACTAACAGGAAAGACAGTGGCAGAACCTCAGGCGAAAACAATGTTAAGGTTATCCGTAAGCAGGCAGGTGATGACTGGTTTTAAATAAAAAAAGGAAGGAGGAAACAAAGTGAGTAAGGAAAACGAAACAACCACCAAATATAAGGTTGACATATCCGAGCTTGTAAAAGGTATGCAGACTGCCAGAAGGCAGATCTCACTTGCTAATGCTGAGTTTAAGAAGCAGACAGCGGGATTGGATGACTGGGCGTCAAGTGCTGATGGCGTGAGTGCCAAACTCACCCAGCTTGACAAGGTTCTTGGCGGACAGAAGAAGGTCCTTGCCAATCTTAAGGAACAGTATGAACTCACTGCAGAGCAGATGGGCGAAGACTCCAAGGAAGCTGTCAATCTTAAGATTAAGATTGAAAATCAGGAAGCTGCCATCATTAAGACCGAGAAGCAGATGGCACAGTATACAGACTCCTTGGCAGACATACAGGCTCAGTCAGGTAAGTCGGAAAGTGCGATGGATAAGCTCAGCAACACCATCGGTAAGCAGGAAGGTAAGCTTGCAGAGCTTAAAAAAGCTTATTCAAATGCGGTGCTTGAATATGGCAAGAACTCCAAGGAAGCTAAAGCTTTGGCGGATGAGATAGATGATCTTTCTTCCAACATAGCCACCAGCAAGAAGAAGATGGACGAAGCAAGCAAGGCAGCAGATGATCTTGACCATAGTCTTGATGAGTCAGCCGATGGAGCTAAGAACGCCGGCGATGGATTTACAATCATGAAAGGTGCCATCAGTGTATTAATTGCTGATGGGCTTAAGGCTCTTGCAAGTTCCGTTAAAGACACCATGAAGGAACTTGTGGAAGAAACAGACAGTGCCTCAAGTAACTTCCAAGCGAAGACCGGTGCAACAAATGAAGCCATGGAAGAATATAGAGACATCATGAATGAGATCTATAAGAACAACTATGGCGAAAATCTGGAAGATGTAGCAGAGGCAATGGCTGAGGTCAAGCAGCAGACAGGAGAGGTAGATCCTAGCAAATTAAAAGACCTTACCGAGAATGCCATAGCATTAAGGGATACATTCGACTGGGATATTAAAGAGTCCATGAGAGCAGTCAATATGCTTATGACACAGTTCGGTGTTAGTGGCGAAGAAGCTTATAACCTGATAGTGCAGGGAGCACAGAAGGGGCTTGATAAGAACGGAGACCTTCTGGATACGATTAATGAGTATTCTGTACACTATAAGCAGCTTGGCTACAGTGCTGATGATTTCTTCAACTCACTCATTAACGGAGCGGAGTCTGGTACCTTCTCGGTAGATAAGCTGGGTGACGCTATGAAAGAGTTTGGTATCAGGACAAAAGATACCGCTACTTCTACAACGGAAGGCTTCTCACTCTTAGGCTATGGGGTTCGTGCAACCACAGAAGAAATCGAAGCTCAGAAGGATAAGGTGGCAGAGCTTGAGAAAAAACTCTCTTATGCAACTCAGGAGCAGAGTGAATTTAATGCCAAGACAAGCGAGCTTAAGAAGCAGAAGATGGCAGATACCATCGCAGATTACTCAAAAGAAATCGAAAACGCTAAGACCAAACTTGCAGAGATGGAAGAGTCCACAAGCGGAAATGTTAAGACTGCTGAAGACCTTAGGGCGGAGTTCGCTGCAGGTGGTGAAAGTGCCCAGAAGGCAACACAGGAAGTCCTTAAAAAGCTCATGGAAATGGACGATCAGGTGGCGCAGAACCAGGCAGGTGTGGATCTGTTCGGTACAATGTGGGAAGACCTTGGAATTGAGGGCGTTAAGGCTCTGGTAAATACCCAGGGGGAGATCAAGAAGACCACCAAGTCCATGGAGGAGCTTAAGAAGGTCAAATACGACAATATCAAAGATAAGCTGACACAGATAGGCCGTACTATTAAGATGGATCTATTTACTCCACTGGCACAGAAGTATGTGCCAAAAGCTGAGAAGTTTGCCGACTACTGCATTGACAACATTAATACAGTTGACAAGTTGTTGAAAGCAACAGGAGCTACTATAGCCACAGTGTTTGTGGTTAATAAGGTAGCAACATTTGTCAAATCTGTGGATACCATGGTAACTACCTATAAGTCACTTAAAACTGCTGTTGAGAGTGCTGCAACTGCTCAAAAGGTACTTAATGCTGTTCAGATGGCTAGTCCGGCAGGGATTGCGGCTCTGGCTGTGGGTGGACTTGTCACGGCTCTCGTGCTGTTAAGTGATACCAGTGATCCGGTGAGGGAGAAGTGGGCGGAGCTTACTGACGAAGAAAAGAAAAATAAAGAAGCAGTAGATCAGCTTTCTGAGTCGTATAGAACTACCAAAGAAGCCGTAGAGGCCTCGGTGGCGGACGCACAGTCTCAATTTGACTACTATCAAGAGCTTGCAAACGAGCTTGATGGTATCGTTGACGCCAACGGAAGGGTTAAGAAAGGCTATGAAGAAAGAGCAAGTTTCATAGTAAATACACTCAATGAGGCTCTTGATACCGAGATCAGCATGACAGGAGATGTGATAGATAACTATGACAAGCAAAAACAGGTGTTGCTTGAGTTGATATCATCGAAAAAAGCACAGATCATACTGCAGGCTAATGAAGAAATGTATACACAAGCCATATCTGATCAGACAGAGGCATTTAACGCATTGTCCAGTGCTCAAAAAGACTTGACAGATGTAACGGACGAACTTACTAAGACACAGGATGAGTACAATAAGATGAAAAATCAGACTGTGGATCAGTGGGCAGCAGAGAACAACTTACTTGATGAAGCTATAGATCTTCGTGGAGCCTATGAGACGACATTGGAGAGCTATGGCTCAAAAATAGATGGATTGACCGAGAAGCAGAAGACTCTTAATAGTGAGGTTGAAGCGGCTGAGGACACATGGATTGGTTATAACACCACCATCAAGAACTATGAGGGATTAAGCTCTGCAATCATATCAGGGGATACCCAGAAGATAAATGACTCACTTAACCTGATGGTCAATAACTTCATTACTGCAGAAGAAGGCAACAAGCGTACCCTTGAGCAGCAGGTTAAGGATATGCAGGAAAACTACGACAACCTGAAACAGGCTGTTGAAAGTGGTGCACCCGGAGTCACACAGGAGATGGTGGACGCTGCATACAACATGGTTAATGCTGCCACATCAGAGCTCAATAAATTTGAGAGCAAAGCCGAGAAGGAAGGTAGAGATGGCGGAAAGGCAGTTGCAAAGGGAGTGGAGTCACAGAAACAGGCTGTCAAGAGTGCTGCTAATGAGGTCGGTGAGAAAGGTAAGGAAGGATTAGAAGCAGTAGATACAACAAACAGTGGTAAGAACTTCACCCAGGGATTCATTGATGGCATGAATGATGACACTATGCTTGGCAAGTTGAGTAGGCATGTGTCCGGTCTCGGACAAAAGATACTTAGTTGGTTCAACTCATCTCTTGGAGAGCACTCTCCATCTAAGCTCACTAACACAAGTGGTAAGTTCTTCTTAGCGGGTTTTGGCAACGGACTTGATGAGAACATAGGCAAGCTTGGTGAAAAGGTCAAGAATATGGGAAGCAGCCTTGTTGATAGCTTTAACTCAGGGCTTGATGTGCCGAATACTCAGTTGGTTAAAAATGGACTTAGGGCTTCTTACTATCCGGCAGCAGCTTTAGCTGGTCAGGCAACACAGATCACAAATAACTATAGCTTCAATCAAACCAATAACAGCCCTAAGGCATTGAACAGATTGGAGATATATAGACAGACGCGGAACCAGTTCAACTATGCGACAGGAGGTACAGTCTGATGTATGAGATAACTATTGAAAACAGATACGGCGAAAGGCTGTGCCTGACTAATACGTCAGACTATATCACCAAGGCAACCGGGTTGGGACCTGTGAACAGCAACATAGTGACTACCATTGTGGCTAATTATGGTGGAGAGCAGTATGTAAGCTCAAGGAAGCAGAAAAGAAACATAGTGCTTACTATATATATCAGAAATCAGGTTGAAGAGAACAGGATCAAGCTATATAGATACATAAGAAGTCATGAGTGGATTAGAGTTTATTATAAAAACGGAACTAGGGATGTATATATTGATGGCTATGTAGAGAGTGCTGAGGTGGATCTGTTCACCCAGACACAGACAATGCAGGTAAGTATCATATGCCCACAGCCTAATTTTATCGACATTCACGGAAATAATGTCGATAACAACAATGTGGCAAAAGGCTTCTACATGCCATGGTATACGCTTCTTACCACCAATCTGGTAAGAGGCGGAGCTGATCTGATATGTTCGGATAACGTATTGCTGCCGAGGGATGAAAGGCTTTTGGTTCTTGGCAGCGGACGTCTGGACAATTCAACACTTGGATAGGAGGGATGATATGGAGTATGTAAGGCAGGATTTCAAAGCCGGTGATGTGCTCAGTGCGGAACAGCTTAATCACATTGAGGATGGACTTGTGGAGTTAGTTGACGCTGTTAATAACTTCTCAGGAAGTAGTAAGGGAGCGTTGACCGCTCAAAGCACGGCAACAACAAACATAAACAATAATGGATTTACAACGGAGGTTACAAATAATGTTGGTTAAAAATTTTAACAATTTGCTTGGGTATAGCCCATTTAATGTTTCATACAATAATATGCCTGACTCAGAAAAAGCACAGACTCTTACAGGGAGTAGAGTGATCATGGCAAGCAATTACTGGACGCAAGGATTAAGCACATGGAGAGGTGACAGTTCACAATCTGACGGTGTTGCACTTGTATTAAGCACATCCAAAGCCAATGAAAGTATTGATAATTATGAATTTAACGATATTTTTTCAGATTATTCAATAACAAATAATAGCAAAGGAGTTGCTAATCATAGCGTAGCCTGTGTATATTCAAGAACCATTACTCCAATTTCACCTGCAACGATAAACAGCGTTGGGCTTGTGTGTTGTAATGACGCAGACAGAGTTCTTATTGGTTTTGAAAATTTAGCTGAACCTATACAGCTTACCGCCGGAGAGCCGCACACGTTCACATTCGCTATCAAAGTTTAACTCACAGAGAGAGGTGATACAGTGAATACAATGAAATCATGTCAGGATATATGCCCCAATGGTGCCGTTGACACAATGTGCAGGGTTGTTGTTGACACCCTGCCGTGCACGCTTGAACTAGGCGGCAGTATACCATGTCCCGGAACATATGCAGTACAGCTCTGGATAAGATCGGAGGCGGCAGCAGGAATAAACGTCTATGTTGATACACCTCAGGGCGTGTATGGCACGTCAAAGGGTTGGAGTAAGTATATTAAGGTGCTTACTGCTAGTGAGACAGGAGCTGTACATATTGATTTCTTGAAAAAAGGGATATATCACATATATCATGCCAAGGTGGAAGCAGGCGAAAATATATCAGCTTGGACATCTTACGATGATGAAGAGGTGCTCAGTAAACCGGTGGTATTCGGCACTGTAAAGGATGATATGAGTGCGAAGATTAATGTTACTGCTGATGACACCATAGGAATGATCTATGAGATACACTGCAAAGGTACAGTAATCAATCCTGTGATATACCACATAGAAGCCAACCAGTCTTTCCGGCTCAATGGGTCTTATCATCTTGATGACGTGATCACTATTGATACACGGAATGGCAAGAAGTCCGTATATAAGAACTATAGAGGCACTGTCACTAACCTTATTAACAAGATGGACAGGACGTCCAAATGGCTGCAGCTCCAACCTGGATCTAATACTCTGATACAGACTGCGGATACAGGAGCAGAATATATGGACTCTATCGTCACATACACAAATGAATACGAGGGGGTATAGGCATGGATATATTGGTGCTAAACTCCAAATTCGATATACTGGACACCATTGACGAATATGAAAGCTGCATATGGAACATCAAATACATCGAAGCCGGTGACTGTGAACTGTACCTAGAGGCAAATGATAAAAACACAAGATTATTGGCTCCCAACAACTGCCTGGTAAGAGACAAAGACATGACCGCCGACGGCATGAAGAACGTCATGATAATAGAAACAGTTAATATAAAGACGGATGTGGTAAATGGAGATCACCTGCTTGTGAAAGGGCATGACTTAAAGAGCCTTGCCGGGCGAAGGATCATATGGCAGCAGACTAATCTTGATGGGCTTCTTGAGGTTGAGGTTCGCCGCCTGCTAAACGAGAACCTTATCAATCCAGGCAATCCGGCAAGAAGAATACCGGGTATTATATTAGCTGAATTAAAAGGGTATAAAGATGTGATAAGGCAGCAGGTTACAGGCACCAATCTACTGGATTACATGGTGGATCTGTTCAAGTCATTCGGTATAGGTTGGGATATATATGTTAATTCAGACGGCAAGATGGTTGTATACATGTATAAGGGAATAGATAGATCCATTGAGCAGGATGCATACCCACATGTTGAGTTCAGTCCTGAAAATGAAAACCTTCTTAATAGCGATTATGTTCTAAGCTATGAAAAATACAAGAATGTAGCCCTGGTGGCAGGTGAAGGCGAGGGAAAGAACAGAAAATGTGCCAGTGTTGGTACTGCTGCAGGACTTAACAGATATGAGCTGTATGTTGATCAGAGAGACGCCAGTACTAATAATGGTGAGATCTCGGAAAGTGAATATATGGAGATCCTTAAGGAAAATGGTGTTGAAAAGCTTGCAGCATATACCCCAGCTGAAAAGCTTGACGGAGAGATTGAGCCGTATGGCATGTATGTGTATGGGAGGGATTATAGCCTTGGCGATTATGTGTCAGTAATTGGACCATACGGAGCGACCACCAAGTCACAGGTTATAAGCGTGATTGAAAGCTACAGTGACGAAGGGGAGAGTGTGATCCCAACATTTGAAGCAAGTACATTATAATAGGAAGAAAGAGAGGTTTTTTGAATGGCTGAAAAAAGCGGATTTTTTGACGCAAAAATGACGTCAGGAGAGCCGGATAGAATATATTCGGCGGACGATATTAATAATATATTTGCCGGGCTGCTGTCTGATGGAGTATTTCGGCATTACAAAAACGCCCTGCTTGTGTCACCGGCAGCGGGGCTAAGCGTAAATGTAGATACAGGAAAGGCGATTGTAAATAATCACTGGTACCTTAACACCACCATCAAGACCCTAGATTTGAGCACAGCTCATGCCACAATGCCAAGGTATTCAAGCGTGGTCATAAGGTATACAAGGGCGGATAGATCAGTAGCATTGGTTGTGATTGACGGAGATCCTGCAAACACTCCAAGCGTACCGGAGCTTATGCAGACTGATGATACATATGAGATCAGATTGGCGGACATCCTTGTGGAAGCCGGAGCGGTGTCTATAACTGACAAGGTGACGGACAGAAGAAGTTACTGCGGTGGCATTGTTGACAGCCCTGAGGTGGACTATAGGCGGTATGAATACATTGTATCTAATGCAGCCGGAGAGACCACTATTGAGGTTCCTGGAAGCTATAAGCTTACCATCAACTCTAACCTTAAGGTGTACTGCAATGGACTTCTGTGCAACAGCGCAGAATACACGCTATTGCCTAATGAAACCACCGGTAACTATATGGTGATTTTTAATTCGACCAAACACAAAGGGGCGGAACTGGTGTTTGTGATTATAGATTAATAGGAACATAAGATATTTTAGAGCTTGTCATTACTGGCAGGCTCTTTTTTTAAAAAAACCACTAAAAAAATACAAAAAACTATTGACATCACACGCTTATTAGTGTATTATAATACTTGTAAGGGAGCTTACTAAAAGGCAAGAGAAAGGAGAAAAAGTATGGAAGACATGAACGTAGGAGAGTTACTTAAAGAGGTTGCGGAAGAAAATCAGACTAGAAAAATCCTTGAGATCCTTGAAGGGTGCAAGGACTTGGCAGAAGCTAAGGATAAAGTAAAAGCCTTACTTAATAAGTAAGGCACATGGGCAAAAGAAAGAGGGTTGAGGACTTGCCACCAACACCCTCAATCTTTTAAGCAAATAATAACAGATAATAGTGGCAAGGTCAATATAGAAAGTGAGGATGAAGAATATGAAATATATAGTAGTTGATGAACTTAGGAATGACATGTTTACAGAAGAATTTGAGACAAAGGAAGAGGCTGTCAAGGTAGCAGATGAAGAGTGGGATAGGCTTACTGAGAGCGACAAGAAGCGTAGGACTTCATATTATGTTTTAGAGTCATCTAATTCTGATGAAGAAGCTGAAGATCACTTTGACGGCAATATTATAAAATCATATAAGTAGGTGAAAGCATGATAGTATATAAAGACATATTGTCCAAATTGGCAAAGGCGGGATATACTACAACACGCCTTAGGCGTGAGAAACTTATCTCCGAAGCTACCATGACAAGAATAAGGACAAATGAGTCAATATCCATAAATACATTGAATACCATATGTGATTTAACAGGACTTCCGGTAGAAGAGCTTATAGAATACAGGAAGCAGTGATATTCAGGGAGAGTACACACCATCCGGAGCAATCCGGGTGGTGTTTTTTTGCAATCTCACATATAAAAATTGCACAGTTATATTATTTTGGTGGGCACGAGGTGGGCAGAAATATGAACCTTATTGATTATATTCCGTACAATTCGTTATAGAAAAAAGCCTATTTTTAAGGCTTTTGACACGATTTGACATAGAAATAAATCAATAATAATATTCCAGCTTTGGGCATCTTTTTTTTTCTAAAAATTAAATACGCCGATGTGGCTCAATTGGCAGAGCAGCTGATTTGTAATCAGCAGGTTATCGGTTCGAGTCCGATCATCGGCTTACAGGGGATCTCTTAGGATTAATTCTTAAGAGGTCTTTTTAATTGTAAGACAGTGCGGGAATCAAGCTATAGGATAAAACGTGTTGAAATAAAGATGTTGAAATAAAGGCGTTGAAATAAATGCATTGATATAAAGCTTTCTATATGCAAGGCATTGATATAAAGGTTTCGGTATGCAATGGCAACTATATTTTTTAAAGAAAAATTCAAAATAACCGATGTACCGTATTAAAAGTAAGACAGTGATAATAATTCGTCGAAATCTCCCTGAAATCGGTATAATATTAGGGTTGATTTTTTGACAGGATGATTATAATATCATATGTGTTATAAATGGAAAGAGGAATACATCATTACAAAGAAAGGCACGCCATCACTTTGTGAGGCATGCCAATAAACGTGAGGTGATTTGATGAATAATATTTTGCAGGAAATGACAAGTAAATCTCTTAGTGAGGCTATGGTGGATTTCGCAGAGAAGGTGCCTGTGCAATATAGATCCGAGTACTTTGAAGCTATGGTGGACAAGTGGGGCTATGATGAGGTTATAGGCGGGCTTGCGGAGAAATACTGGTTTAATGTAGATCAGATCGCCAGGGTTATGAAAGATTTAGACAGATATAACAAGCCTCTGGATAGTCACAAAACACCTAAAACAATAGTTACATATTACAGGAACATTACAAATGGTGGTGCCCAGCGAGTTGTAACAATGCTGTGCAATATCTGGTCGTCAATGACAGACGAACAGGGAAATAAAAAGTATAATGTAATACTTGTTACGGACAATGGTCCGGAAGAAGATGAATACGAGTTAAATGCTGACGTGAAGAGAGAATATATCCCTTCATATAAAGTAGAGAAACGAGAATATCTTAAGCGAATGAAGGCAATAAATGATCTTCTCGATAGAAATAATGTGGATGTATTTGTATCCAATATGTTTACTCAGCATTGTACGTGGTGGGATATGCTGACTGTAAAGAGCCATCCTTCAAGACCGGCATTTGTTCTTCATGTTCATAGCTTTACATGTCTGCCCTATGGGCTTCAGGGGTGTGAGGCGGATTCCCTTCAATACATATATAGATTGTGTGATGGCATAGTTACATTATCAGTTACAGACGAGATGTATACACAGATATATAATAAAAAGGCGAAATGTATAGGTAATCCGTTTACATTCAATGTAAATGAGATAAAGATAAGCAATTATGTACCACACAGGATAGTATGGGTAGCTCGTATTGATGGAGTAAAGCGTCCCCTTGATCTGATTCCGGTTATGAAGCTTGTGACCCGGGAGATCAGCGATGCAAAGCTTGTCATAGTTGGCAAGGGTGATGAAAAATTAGAAGCTGAGCTGCGAAAGCTCATTAAAGAGAACCATTTGGAGAAGAACATAGAATGTGCAGGATTTACCATGGATGTGGGCAGATATTATTCAGAAGCTTCATTATTTGTGAGTACTTCCTCCAGTGAAGGGTATGGACTGACTTTCTATGAGGCACAGGCATATGGACTTCCGATAGTGTGCTATGAAATGCCATGGCTTGAGGTGGAGGAGTCCGGAGCAGGAGTTGTCAGCGTTCCTCAGGAGAATGTTGTTCTTATGGCACAGGCTATCATAGACATATTAAAGGATAGCGATAAGGTGAAAAAGCTTGGTGCAGCCGGAAGAAAGCACATTGAAGAGGTAAGCAGCATAGACATAGGAGAGGTCTGGGAAGGCTTATTTAATGGGGTATACGGAGATGACAGTTATTTTGAGAGAGATTTAACTGCAGATGAATTGAAGTATAAGATGAAGATACTTATTACCAACCTCACAGGATACCAGCAGCAGGCAAAATATGATATAAAGAACCACAGGAGCAGAGAGCTTGATTTGGCATTTTCAGACAAGAAGGACATATATGATAAGCTCCAGCAGGCGTACGCAGAAAAGTCTGAGATAAATGCCAAGCTTAAACAGACCTACGAGGAGAAATCCGAGATAAATGCCAAGCTTCAGCAGACCTATGCAGAGAAATCCGAGTTAAATGAGAAGCTTCAACAGACCTACGCAGAGAAATCCGAGTTGAATGAGAAGCTTCAACAGACCTATGCAGAGAAGTCTGAGATAAATGCCAAGCTTAAGCAGGCGTACGAGGACAAGACTGAGCGAGGTGAGCGTATAAAGGAGCTTGAGGCTGAATTGGCGGCTATCAGGGGCTCTGTTGGATATAAGCTCATGAAGGGTGTCAGACTGGTGCCGGGTAATACAAAGAAGCACGATGAGTAGGTGAACGATATAAGATAAGAGCACAGGATGATTGCGGTGGTGCCATTAAATCCGGCACACTGCAGCACCTGTGCTTTTTTAAATTTTATGATTGTAAATTTTTAAAAGTTTACCTGACGCTTGACGGTAGTACATTTACATGGGAAAATATCAATGTGGCATCAGCTGTTTGGCGAAAAAGTAACGAAAGATTGACGTTCAAAGATTGCGTTAAGTTTTATATGAAAACTTGTATTTTGACATTTAATGGGTTTTTAATGGTTTTTAATGGGCTTTTTAATAGGATTTTTAATTGGCTGATGTTCAGATAGTGGGGGAGGGATCACATGCTTTTATACATGAATATGAAACAGCTTGGAAAACGAAGAAATACTGTGGATAAAGTGCCATTTGAATATGAGGCGGAACCGGAGACTTTGCGGGAACTTATAACAGAGACTGTTAAGATATGTGTCAGGGAATACATAGAGCGTATGGACAGAGGAGAAGCAGTCCTTACAAGTGATCAGATAGATGACATGGCACAGATCGGTAAGATAGCCTTCGGCATAGTGTACGGAGATAAGAAGCCTGATGTATCAAAAGCAGCGGATACGGCTATAACTGGCTTTGAGGATGGGCTGTTCAGGGTGTTCCTTGGGAGTGAGGAGCTTACGGAATTGGACGAGAAGGTTATATTTGCTGAGGGAGATGAGATCACGTTCATCAGACTCACAATGTTAGCCGGAAGAATGTGGTAGACAGAAGTAAAAAATCGAAAGGGGTTACGCATGGGAGAAGATAAGAAGACAAAGCTTGAGAGGGAAGCAGAGAAAAATCTTGCAGAGAATGTAAGAAAAGCATACAAGGAAAGGGCAGATGAACTTAAGAAGACATACAGCATGGAGGTTCAGAAGATCATTGAAGAAACCGGCAGATATAATGGGGCGGCTCATCTTACTGAAACAGGAAAGAAGCTGGAGAGATTTCTTAAGACAGAGGGCAACCGGCCATCAGATTTCTTCAGATCCGAAATGAAGAATATGCCTGGTTGGATACCGGATGATCTGCTAGAAGACTTCTATTGCACTATAGACAGCATAATAAAGTGGCAGGCGAGCCAGTCTTATTTCAGAAGGACTGTGCGGACGAAGAAGTATACATCATACATGGACAGATATTTCAGAATCATGGCTGCGTATCATGACATGGGAATATATAATGCAGACATAGTTTCCATATATAAGGGGAACGTGCCTGTGGATACGCTGTGCCTGTACAAGGATAAGGGGGCAAATGGCTGGAAGGCAATATCGGAATACTGGATACAGGCAGAGCTTGACAGGGGAAATGTCCAGCTTGAGGAAGCCCTTATGGACATTTTGTTTGGTGAGAGCACCGGGGCGAAGCTCACCACCGAAATGATCCGTGGAATATGTATGAGTGAAAACAACAGGCTACACGATGCTCTTGGTAAGCTGCTGCTGGCAGCAAGGCTTCAGGAGGGACTCCGCCAGGCAATATGCGAGAACATGGACTACGGAACCACAGAGGCCTTCATGACACTGTTTCGTGTGATCAAGGACAATGAGCTGTTGAGGTATGCCTCTGTCACAAGGGCTGTTGGTACATGGACGGGACTTGTGGCAAATGAAGAGAGCAAGATCGACCGTATACAGGAAAAACAGCTTTATATAATAGACACATATCTTCATGATGAGAACGCCAGACATGAGGCACTTATGGGCGAGGACGCCATGAAGATATACCTGGCACTGTGGTGTTACGGCTTCTTTGATATAGATGACGCATGCCGTATAATGCAGGAACTGGCACTTAACGGCACAAAGCACCAACGAATGGTATTTGCAATGTACATAGACGCCATGAGCCTTGGAAAGATGTATGTGCATAAGGTGGCAAAGGAATTTGTGGAGAGATATGGAGATGAACCTGACACCATGGCGGTTGTCATGCCAAGCTTCATGTCGGACTACCAGGTGTATATGAACGAGCTGGTATACGAGGAGGGACGCAGGTATAAGGGCAAGGTGAGAAAGAAAACATATGCGGAGTTTTCCAGATACTTTGACAGCAGGGAGGAGTGCCTCAGGATATATGATATCCTTATGGGGCTTCTTGACAAGATACCGGGCAGGAAGCTTGAGATAAATCCCTGCGTGTTCCCATGGAACGTGGCATATCTCGAGAAATCGGACGTTATCATGAGGCTTGGTGTGTGCGCCAGTGCCTTGAGAGATGAGGACAAGATCACTGCGGTTGCCCGCATGATGAGTGATATCGATCCGTCAAAATACTGCAGGGACACACTTATGATGGCACTTATAAGAGAACCTGCAAATGACGACCAGAGGGCACTTCTTGTGGAGGCTGTAGCCGACAAGGAAACATTTACCAGACAGAAGGCTGCCGAGCTTGTTAAGAACATGGAGCTTTCACCGGATAATTATACACAGCTTGAGAATATGCTCAAGTATAAGAAGGCTGACGTCAGGGATACGGTGCTGGCTATACTCTATAAGATGGATGGGGACAGCATGTATGAGCTTATCGGAAGACTTCTTGCAGATCCTAAGGAAGAGAAGCGGACTGCGGGGCTTGATCTTTTGTTGCAGTTAAAGAAGGATGAGGACAGGAAAGAATTATTTGCCAGGTGTGTCAAGCATATTGATACCATGGAGCACGCCGTTTCAAGAGTAAGCACCAAGGAACAGATCCTTATAAATGAAATAATAAATACCGGGGAGAATAAGCCGGATGCAGAAAGGGGATACGGTCTTTATGATGTAAATGCAACCTACGAACCGGTATTTGACGCGGCATATCTTGAGGATTGCAAGGAAGTATACAAAAGATATTTCCCTGACAGCGGTATTGCCATGGGGAAGATCGGTGGAGATACAGGAAAGCTTGCGGAGGCATTTTCCAGGTTAAAGTCGAAGCTTGGCACAGGCAAGACAGAAGCTGTTTCAGAGACAGAAGAGATCGTAAAGAAGCTTGATGAACTGATAGACGCCCACAAGAACGATGAGTACACCAACAGAATCGGGGAAATCTGTATGCTTGGAGAGTCCGGTGGACTTTACAGTGAAGATGGAAATATACAATTTGCAGAGCTGTGGGAAGGCTTTTACAGGGAGAATATACAGACTCCGGAACGGCTTGTGCAGGTATACACTTATCTGCAGGGATGCAACAATGACAGAGAGGATTTCAAGAAATACTGCGAGAGCTTCATTAGGGATATGTTCGGCGGACAGTATGTGGTGGAACAGTACAATTACGGCTATCTGTCACGGATAAAGACAGTCATTTCATACCTTTACGACAAATATGTGCTGATTCCCGATATGAGAAAGCTGGCAGTGGTGGCAGCGGATTATCTTATCTCCAGAAAGGCCGAGCTGGTGTATGATTTCCGTGTGGTAAGTCCAAGGGCGGATAAAGAGGAGAGAAACAGGGTATACCACAGGGGTGTTATAACGAATGAGCAGATCATGAAATTTACAGGATACCTTACCTTGGCGAAGAAGATCTGTTTTATTGAGGTGGAAGACGGTTCGGATACAGCCACGGCAAATGAGGCAGAGTTCCGTCATTTGTTCCCATATAATTATGCATTGTCTGAGTGCTATGGTTTCCGCGTGCCTGAAGATGTGGCAAATGTTCCGGGGGAGCCTTACTACTGGATACACACTGGAGAAATGATGTGGGTACCAACTCTTCATGATTACATTGCGGCATACAGCCGTGGAATCATAACCAGGGATTATATGTACAAGATGGCATTTGAAGGGAATCCGCTGGACACTAACCTTAAGTGCGTGTCTGATATCATCAGGTACATTACCGAAAGAGACAGGCAGGTGCAGACCAGACGCAATGAATGGAGCTGGCTTGAGCAGAGAAGAGTCGAGAATATAAGAAGGATACTTCTGCATGATCCTTCAAAGGAGCTTTCTGAGACCGATCAGAGGATATTTGACATTGCTAAGGGGCTGTATGAGGACATGTCCGGGCTGGTTATGGAAGCTGAGCTTACAAGGGGAGATACGGAGACGGAATTCTCCCGGTATATATATGGACTTACAAGAATATATGGGGTGGAGTATTTTGTGAGGATATTGTCAGCGCTGGGCAAGGAGACTCTGGAGAGATCATCATATTTTAACAGTGGATACAGCTATGGCGGAAACAGAATGAAAGTAAGCAAGAAAAACAGTCTTTCGCACCTTCTCCAGTCATGTCTGCCGGGAGTTGGGGACAATGCGGAGACTCTTAAGAGTTATCTTGCAGGTACAGACATAAGTGAAGCCCGTCTGGTGGAGGCTGCCATGTATTCTCCGGAATGGATAGATATAGTTGGAGAGTATCTGGGCTGGGATGGATTCGCAGGGGGCTGTTATTACTTCATGGCACACATGAACGAGTCATTTGACAATAAGAGGACAGCCATGATAGCAAGATACACACCGCTGTCTGTGGATGAGCTGAACGACGGAGCCTTTGACAGGGCGTGGTTTGCTGAGGTGTACGAGAAGCTTGGTGACAAACATTTTACCCTTATATATAAGGCGGCGAAGTATATTTCAGACGGAGCAAAGCATACCAGGGCGAGAAAGTATGCGGACGCAGCCCTGGGCAGATACAATGAGGCAGAGCTCATAGCTGAGATCGAGGCAAAGCGTAACAAGGATCTGCTTATGGCAGTGGGAATACTCCCTATTGATAATGAATCACAGATCAGGGACAGATACATGTTCCTACAGAAGTTCAAGAAGGAGAGCAGGCAGTTCGGTGCCCAGAGGAGAGCCAGCGAGTCGGCAGCAGTACAGATCGCTCTGCAGAATATGGCGATAAATGCGGGCTATCAGGATGTGACCAGACTTATACTCCGTATGGAGAGCCTTGTGGCTCAGGGTATGTCGGATTATTTCAAGCCTCATGACGTGGGAGAGGTGTCCCTGTGGCTTGAAATGGGAGATGGCGGCAAATGTACCCTGATATGCGAGAAGAATGGCAAACAGCTTAAATCTGTGCCTGCCAAGCTTAAGAAGGATGAATATGTTGTGACTCTCACAGAGGCGAAGAAGCAGATGGCAGAGCAGGCAAGGCGTACAAAGGCAATGCTTGAGGATGCCATGGAGAGCGAGGAAGTGTACACCTGGGCAGAGATAAAGGGCATGCTTGAAAATCCGGTTATCAGTGATATGGTGGCAGCAGTGGTATTTAAGGTGCAGGGAGAGAACGGAGACAGTGCAGCTTCGGATGATGAAACGAGTAAGACTAAGCTTTTTAATGGCGATCAACGTGAAAAGTGCGTGCTGGGATTTGCAACTCTTGAAGGTTTGAACGTGATCGGAGCTTATGCAATAAATGTTGAAGACAGGAATTTAAATGATAAAGGCAAGAGCTTAGATAATGCAGAACCGGAAGAGAACACAATAGATGTAGACAGCAATAGACTTTCGGATAGTATGATAGATGTTGGATGTATGGAATTGCCGGATGATACAAAGCTTGTTGTGGCACATCCGGTTCATATGTATAAGGCAGGTGTGTGGCATGATGTGCAGAAGTATGTATTTGCCCGAAAGATAGTCCAGCCATTTAAGCAGGTATTCAGAGAGCTGTATGTTAAGACAGAAGAGGAGCTGGGACTTGAACATTCGCTCCGGTATGCAGGAAATCAGATACAGCCGAGGAAGACTCTTGGCTGCTTAAGATCCAGACACTGGGTTGCTGATGTGGATGAAGGCTTGCAGAAGGTCTACTATAAGGAAAATATTGTTGCAAGGATTTATGCTCTTGCAGACTGGTTCTCACCGTCGGACATCGAGGCTCCTACCCTTGAATGGGTGGTGTTCATAGACAGAAGGAACGGTAAGGATCTTAAGATAAAGGACATTCCGGATATTATTTTCTCAGAGGTTATGAGGGATGTGGATATGGCGGTAAGCGTTGCCCATGCCGGTGGCGTGGATCCGGAGACCTCCCACTCTACAATAGAGATGAGAAAAGCCATAGCGGAATTTACAATGCCTTTATTTAAACTGGCAAATGTATCATTTACCAGGAACCATGCAATTATAAATGGCAAGCGTGCCAACTACACGGTGCATCTGGGAAGTGGTGTGGTACATCAGGAAGCAGGACCTATGATCAATGTTCTTCCTGTTCATTCTCAGAGACGGGGACGTATATTCCTGCCATTTGTGGATGACGACCCGAAGACCTCGGAGGTGCTCACCAAGATATTGTTCTTCGCTGAGGACAACAAGATCAAGGATCCGTTTATACTGGATCAGATAGAGTAGGGGTTATCGACATTTGGATAGGAAAAGTAAAAATACAGGAAGCAAAAATATTGATGAAACAGGTACTGGAAAAACAAAAATATAGGAAGACAGGTAAGAAGTCATAAATGAAAAAACAGGAGGGCGTGGCATATTTTCATCTGCCGGGATTATTTGAATTTTACGAATTATATAAGGTGTTTCTGCCCTTGTTTCATGAGCACAGGGAATATTTCTATGACTGGTGTGACATAGGCTCTATCTATGGTGCCCCTGCAGATTGTATCTGGGGTGGCGGCCGTGTGGGAGATGGAGACGGCAATGCCCGGGAAGTCCTTTCTCTGGTGAATAAATATGGCATTTCAGCAAGACTTACATTCAGCAATTCCTTGCTAAGGGAAGAACACCTTGCTGACAGAAGATGCAATGAGTTATGCAGGATGTTTTGCAGGGAGCAGGATAGAGATAAAGAAATTTATAATACCGGAGACCTTAACAGAAGTGGTAATGATGGTTGTGGGCATGGCAGGGTACGAAATGGTGTTATTGTACATTCTGAATTGCTGCTTGACTATCTGAAAGCCAGCTATCCGGAACTTTATCTGGTGTCTTCAACCACCAAGGTTTTGACTGATTTTGATGAACTTGTGAAGGAACTGGATCGCGAGGATTTCAGCTATGTCGTGCCGGATTTCAGGTTGAATAAACGCTTTGACAGATTGGAGAATTTGTCTGGACAGCAGAAGAACAAAGTGGAATTTCTGTGTAACGAATGTTGTTACTTTGGGTGTGCTGACCGTCGGGCATGTTATGAGGATGTGAGCCGCAGGATCCTTGGGGAAGCCGAAAAGGATTATGATTATGATAGCACTGGTTCGGAGCGGAGGCAGACGGAAGCAGGGCAAGCTCTAAGTGATGAAGCTGCAGATGAAAAACATGAACATGAATGTACAGCCCCGGATCATGATGGTGGATACCGCTTCTCTAAGGCCATGTTAAATCCGGGATTTATAGGAATCAATGACATCAGAAATATTTATATGCCAATGGGATACATGAACTTTAAGATTGAAGGCAGAGGACTTGGCAGTGCACTTATCCTGGAATTTTTATTGTATTACATGACAAAACCGGAATACCGGATAAATGTCAGAGAAGAAATGTATCTGGATAATACATTAGATCTTTTTTAACTCAGAGACAGGTAAGAAATAAGTATATATTACCCCAAATAAAAAATTATTTAGCCGACACTATTTGACAGATTTCATGAGTGGCATAGTGTAATATGTATTTGTCCCGAAAATGTAACAGGATTTGTAACGGGAAAGGAGGGAATGGAACCGGTACAGGTGAAGAAATGTACAGAACGTTATGAAAGAAATACTGCGAATAGAGCAGAAAAAACAGAAAATGTTGCAAAAAGCAGGGATAATCCGGTGCGTATACTATTGCATACAGGGTTTAAAATCGAATGGGGAAGATTGAGATACCCGGAGAGTGTGGATAGGGCTTGTGTAAGAGAGTCTGATTGGGGAATCGGAGACTCTGAATACAGGTAGATGATATAAGCCGGACTTCAATACATATCACATTTAACTGAAATGTAAAAAACTTCAAATTAAAACTTAAAACATCGTTGGAAAACAAAAAGAGAGAGACTCTGATTTATGCTATGAATAGATCAGAGTCTTATTTTGTTATGTAATGTCTCCTAATTAAATATTGTCAATCAGCCTAAAAGGGTGGTATAATATAATGACTTTTGATCATAAGACAGAAGAACTTATTGTTTGGAGGAAGAAAATGGGAATATATGAAGAGTTAGTAGCCAGAGGACTTATTGCCCAGACTACAAATGAAGAAGAAATAAGAGAATTGGTTAATAACGGCAAGGCCGTTTTCTATATAGGTTTTGACCCAACAGCAGACAGCCTTCATGTAGGTCACTTCATGGCACTGTGCCTTATGAAGAGATTACAGATGGCAGGAAATAAGCCTATCGCCCTTATCGGAGGCGGTACAGCCATGATTGGAGATCCATCAGGCCGTACAGATATGAGACAGATGATGACAAAGGAAACAATCCAGCATAACGTAGATTGCTTCAAGGTTCAGATGAGTAAGTTCATAGACTTCTCAGATGACAAGGCATTACTGGTCAATAACGCAGACTGGCTCCTTGACCTTAACTATGTTGAGGTTCTTCGTGAGGTTGGCGCGTGCTTCTCAGTAAATAACATGCTTCGTGCAGAGTGCTACAAGCAGCGTATGGAGAAAGGCTTAAGTTTCCTTGAGTTCAACTACATGATCATGCAGAGCTATGACTTCTATGCATTATTCCAGAAGTACGGCTGTAACATGCAGTTTGGCGGAGATGATCAGTGGAGCAACATGCTTGGCGGTACAGAGCTTATCAGAAGAAAGCTTGGTAAGGACGCACATGCCATGACCATCACACTTCTTCTCAACTCAGAGGGCAAGAAGATGGGTAAGACCCAGAAGGGTGCCGTATGGCTTGATCCGAATAAGACATCACCATTTGAGTTCTACCAGTACTGGAGAAATGTAGCAGATGCCGACGTTCTTAAGTGTATCCGTATGCTCACATTCCTTCCACTTGAAGAGATCGACAAGATGGATTCATGGGAAGGCAGCCAGTTAAATCAGGCAAAGGAGATCCTTGCATACGAGCTTACAAAGCTTGTTCATGGCGAGGAAGAGGCAAAGAAGGCTCAGGATAGTGCAAGAGCATTGTTCTCAAAGGGCGTAGCTGCTGACATGCCGGCAGTAACACTTACAGCAGAAGACTTCAAGGATGGCGAGATCGATATCGTATCAGTGCTTGTTAAGTCAGGACTTGTTGCTTCACGTAACGAGGGCAGACGTGCCGTAGAGCAGGGCGGTGTAGCCGTTGATGGTGAGAAGGTGGCAGATATCTCAGTTAAGCTTCCGGAAGAGAAGTTTGATGGCGAAGGTATCGTAGTAAGACGTGGAAAGAAGAACTTCAGAAAGGTCAGCAAGTAAGGAAAAGCTGCCAGTGTGGTTCTGATAAGTGAACATTAGCTTTAAGATATAAATTCATGCAGACATGATGTTTACATGAAGGATTATTGTAGAAAAGGACAGTAGCTTTATGGCCGCTGTCCTTTTTCTGCGTTATGGATTTCTTCAATATCTTTTCTGACTAATGAACGCTTTCCGAACGGATATATCAGAAAGGTGAAGATCAGATATGCTGATATTAGTACCGGAGCAAGAATTAAATTCCTCAGGCAATTCATGTTCCACACCGCTATACTGAAATAAGTTATCAATATACAGATGAATATTGCTGTGATCAAATGCATTTTCTGCAGCATAATGTAGGAAAGGTGATATCTGTCATCAACCGGCTGGAGCTTATCTGCAGGAATCCCTTTCTCGTACATACAGAAATTATAGTTATATATGCCTCTGGCAATATCAATATCCGAAATGTTGCCGGAGTAAATGTTGTGTCTGAATAATCTGGCGAATTCCTCAGAACTCATATTTGTACTGCCGGCATAATATGAGAATTGAGCCAGCTTCTGATAGTGATTTTCTGAACGCAGTAAAATCAGGATGTTTAATATTCCATTTACCAATATTAAAATCATAATGATGGAGTACATCATGTGTCTGCATTTTGGGCTGGTATATTAGAATAATATGGACTATCATATATGAATATAAACCTTAATCGTTAAATGATGCCAATTGAATTAGAACCAATTGAGTTAGCCTCCTGAAAATGATTTCGAAAGTGTTAAATTGTGACTGATTAACAAAAATAATCATGCAAATTAGTGTAAAAAAATAATGAAAAATCACTGATTTTTACACGAATATCTGCTATACTATGATTAGTACCTTTAAGGAGGACGGATTATGTATAGAAAGATTATGGGCTTCTTGGAAGCGTGGAAAGAAAACAAACATCGCAAGCCCCTTATTTTGCAGGGGGCAAGACAGGTGGGAAAAACCTATTCCATTCTGGAGTTTGGACGCACCCACTATGAAAATGTGGCATATTTCAACTTTGAGACCAATCCAAAGCTGAATGAAACCTTTGAAGAAAACATCAGTCCAGATTATCTGATCCCGATTTTATCACATATCGCGGGTCATACCATTGTAAAAGAGAAAACCCTGATAGTATTTGATGAGGTTCAGCTCTGTGAAAGAGCATTGACTTCTCTCAAATACTTTTGCGAGGACGCTCCGGATTATCACATCATTGTTGCAGGAAGCTTGCTCGGAGTTGCGGTTAATAGAGCGAAATTCTCTTTTCCTGTGGGGAAGGTCGATATGAAAACTCTTTATCCTATGGATATGGAGGAATTTATGCTGGCACTCGGTGAGAACGATTTGGTTGAGCAGATTAAAAAGTGCTTCCATACTGACAATCCACTGCCGTCTGCCCT